GATGTCCGTGATGCCTTGAACAGCGGTACTGACCACGTTGCCGATGTTGACGTGTGCCATCTTCCTTTCTCCGTCCGTCTTATCAACGTCCTTAGGAATGCCGACATCAACACCCTTGGCGACCTGCTCCGTGTCAACAAGATTAGCCTTTTTGAGCTTAACGGCTTGGGGAAGAAGTGTCTTGGCGAGATTAAGGACTTCTATGCCGCCAACGGCTACGATTTTGGTACGGAGTTCCTTGAATGGGAGAGGGGTCGTGGGCATTATCTGCCGAAGAAACAACAATAAACAATATTAATCAAATATAGGCTATGGAACAAAAGGAAGTAACAAAGAAAAAACGCATCCGTCCCACGTGGACGCAGGTGCATGAGTTGGAGAGTACCATCAAGGAGCATCAGGAACTCATTGACAAGATGAAGGAAACGATGGAACGCCAGAGTAGTACGCTGGAGAGAGCCAACAAACGTATCAGTGAGGTCTACGACGAAAACCTTGCGCTGACAACGGAGAACACCCGTCTTCGCAATCGCGGTTTCCTTGACAGACTCTTAAACAAGTAGGCTATGGACAGAAAGAGTAGTTGGACGTTCTCCTTTGACATGAAGCCAAGCGAGGATATAAAGGACTTCGCCCTCCGCATGCTTTCAGAGCATAAAGAGTTTGAGGAGGCCGTCCGCAACCGCATCAAGCAGTTGTTTGATGAACATGTCATCGTTGAAGGTGAGTTGGCGGAGGCAGGTTACATTGATGTACTGAATGTGTTTGCCGTCGGCTACCAGCTTGGATGGAACGACCATTGTGAGTTCAGAGACAAACAAGACAAGTTATGACGTGTAGGAGTTGCGAGAATTACAACCACGGCTACGGCTATTGCACGGTATGCTCCTGCAAGCCTAGCCCTACTGGCAGTCCGCATAATTGCCCATATTACAAGCCGAGTAAGATATGAATAGATATGTTATCGGAATAGACCCCGGCAAGGGAGGTGGCATCGCAGTCATCAGCATTGACACACACGAGGTCATCGACGTTACGGCTATGCCTGACACGCTTGCGGACATCAGCGGCTTCATCGAGAAGTACAAGGATGCCGAGAGTGCCTACATCGAGGTGGTGCATTCCATGCCGAAGCAGGGTGTGGCGAGTACGTTCACGTTCGGTCAGTTCTACGGGTACGTGCAGATGGCCGTTACCTGTCATAAGATACGGTGCATTGATGTGTTGCCGTCGAAGTGGCAGCAGGAACTGGGTGTGAAGCCGAAGAAGGGCGAGTCGTATGCCTCCCACAAGAACCGCCTGAAAGGAATGGCTCAACAGCTCTTCCCGAAGGAGAAGGTCACATTGAAGAATGCCGATTCACTACTGATCGCAGAGTATGGCAGGAAGAAAGAAGTTGCCAGTCAGTAAGGTTATCGCCAAGCCGCAGAAGAAAACGGTGGGATTGTGTGGGGAGTGTGCCTCGGTGGTTCCTGTTACCGCTTTCCACACGCTCACCGTCTACGGAAGGAATCCCACCCTTGGCAGATGCCCTTACGTGAAGAACCGATGTGTACTGCTCAGTGAGACCGGGTGCGATAGATTCGTTGCGAAGGAAAGTATCACTAATAACATATAATATGAGACATTTAGAGTTAAAGGAATTGTTTATCGGTGCATGGGTACAGTGGCCTGCCGAGGCATCAGCCCCGTGGTCTATCGACTACTTGGACGGAGAGGGCAGCGTTGGATTCGGTCACGGCAAGTACTGCAAGGTCGAGGAACTGCTTGGTCTTCCCATCAATGCCGATGTCCTCCGTCACTTCGGTTTTGTACAAGGCCGTGGTGATGTGTGGGTGATGGAGTTCGGTGACATCCGTCTCACCGTCAGCGTCCGTCCTATGCGTGGCGGTCTTCCCTGCCGTCGTGTTGCCATCAGCGGCCGCTTCAGTTGCTGGAACGAGGAGATACGCCACGTCCATGAGTTACAGCGATGGTGGGTGGACAAGGTTCTCCTGCCGTACGGCTTGTCATTGGACTTAAAGTGGAAAGGAAATGGTCATGGACAAGAGTAAGTACGACATGCTCCTGAAGGAGCTGAAAGACGAGATTATGAAGCCGTACAAAGGCAAGGATGTCGAGGTTGCGGTGAAGATACGTTCCCCCTACGAGCGCATCGGCACCATCACCGAGATTCTCCGCTCTGCCGTTGAGGCTTCCTCCTTGTCGAAGTTCAATGGTGCGCTCTTCTGCTTCACGGGTAAGATCTACGAGATGATTTCTTGGCGTGACATCCGCAACATCATCTATGACCTGATGAAGTTCATGAACTGCCCGATGGCCGACTTCACCAAGCGGGAGTTCATCGTCCGTGATGTCGTCGATGCCCTTGAGAAGACACCCCTTAACGTCCGCAACGAGATTGTGGTGTTCAACAACTGTGTCCTTGACACCGATACGATGAAGACGTACCCGCATAGCAAGAAACACGCACAGATTACGATGCTGAACTACGACTACGACCCGGATGCGAAGTCTGCCTTGTGGTATCAGTTCCTCAACGAGGTGTTGCCCGATGCCCAGCGCAGGAGCATCCTTCAGCAGTTCCTTGGTGCGGTGTTCCTCGACCGCAGGGTAGCGAAGATAGAGACCATGCTCATCCTGAAGGGCAGCGGCAGCAACGGCAAGAGTGTTGTCTTTGAGACGGTGATGGGAGTCCTTGGCCGTGACAACGTCAGCAACTTCGGTCTTGGCGCACTCATCCTCGGCAATGACAGGAAGATGAACATCGCCACTATGAACGGCAAGCGACTCAACTACTGCTCGGAGATTCAGATCAAGGAGTTCGGTGCGAATAGCGACTCCCTGAAGGCCATCATCAGCGGTGAGCCTATCGAGGCCAGACGCATCTACGGCAGTAACTTCACGGCAAGGAACATCCCGTTGCTGATGGCAAATGCCAACCAGTTACCATATATGAAAGACGTGTCGCAGGGTATGTACCGCCGCATCTGCGTCATCAACTTCGATGTGGAGATTCCCAAGGAGAGGCAAAACAAGAGCCTTGCCCGCGACCTAGAGTCCGACTACCCGGCCATCTTCAACTGGATTATGGAAGGACGCTCGGAGTTCGTTAAGAACGGCTATAAGCTCCCCACTAACCACGATTTTGAGAATGCGATGGAAGAGTACCAGAGCGACTACGACAGCGGTCTGAAGTTCATGTCTGACCAAGGGTTCAAGCGTCAGCTCTCTCACGATGTCACCGATATCACTCCACGTTGGATGAGCCTTGCGTCCCTGTATGACAAGTATCTGCATTGGTGTACCAGCAACAATGTCATTGAGGTGCATAGCAAGATGTCCTTCTCCCGGTCGCTCACTACTGCGGGATGGCGCAAGAGGTCTGGCTCGTACGGTGTGGAGTTCGCAGTCTTCGGCAAGACATCCATTCAGGACTTTGCCAATGACAAGGCGCAGAAGATTCGCAAACGTGGTGCGGCGCAGAAGATTATCACCATTGACGGCAAGGACTACGGAAGGGGCCGTGAGGGTGCAGCGAAAGCCCTCGGTGTCAGTGCGGACACCATCGCCCGTCTTCAGTATGAGGGCAAGCTCCGTGGAATGGTGTCGATGGCTGATGGCAAGCCCGTCTACGATATCGAGAGCATCTACCACGTCCTGAAGAGGGAGGGATTATATATGAGTTCCGATGAGAAGGCGAAGCGCAATGAGGCAGAGGCAAAGCTCAAGGCTATGCGTGACACCTTCAACGCCCATATGAAGGCAAAGGGCCTCCCATTTAGAAAGTACGTACTGAAGGGTGTCAACCGTGTTGACGGCACTATCCGTGTTGATGACTCTATGACGGAAGCAGAGGCAGAGGAGAAGGCTCGTATCGGTGACTTTAGCAGTGCCGATGAAGCGGAGATCAATGCCAATGCCCAGAACATCGACTGGCTCACGGAGGGAATAGAAGAAGAATTACAAAACCAAGGAAACAAATAACTATGACGAAGAAGAAAGACAAATGGAAGCAGGTCGGCAACTTCCTGCTTGGAGTGGAGGAGAACAGAAGTGGCAGGTATGTCGTCCTGCGTACCAAGGAAGGAACGTGGAGTACTCGTTGGCGCGATGACACGCTGATGTTCGGCATCCTTCTATCGCTCACCGATAACGAGGAGTCCGTGGACTACCTACACGCCCTCTTCACGATGATGTTCATCTCCTGTATGCATCCCCACGACCTCGTGGCACTTGGAGAGAAGCAGGAGATGCCGATGATGAATGCGTTCGCCAAGATGTATATGGAGGCGATGGAGTACGAAGCATCCGTGTTGAAGCAGCCAACCGAGGAGGAAGAGAAGACCGCCCTTGAGGAGAGTGCCGCCATCGAGGGTATGCGTGATGAACTAGAAAAGATGGAGGAAGAGTGATGTACACACAGGAAGAGTTGGAGGAAGCGAAAGAGTTCCTTCGCAGAAGACTGGACAGCGAGCGCAGTATGCGCAGGGATGTAGAGCGTCTCCTTGAGGTGTATGCCGCCATCCTCCTCGACCTCTATTTGCAGAACATCGGCAACGATGACATTTCCGTCCTCATAGACGGCCTTATAGACGCTCTCCTTGAAGACTGCCACACCCTTGGCGTTGACGAGCGTACGGACAAAAGAAACGACATCCTTGCCTATATGGACTCGGAGTTAGGTGGTGACACCCTTGAAGGACGCATCAACAAGCGTTGCCATACCTTCGCTGATGAGGTTGCCGTTGTTGCCACTGCGGGAATCCTGCTGCACAAAACTCGCAATGACATCCTTGCCTCCATCATCGGCAACTTCAAGCATCCGTATGACAATGAGCTGCTGAAGGAGGTGCGCACGGAGATTGAGGAAGGCCGGGTGTCGTATGACTACCACTACTTTGACTCCCCGCACTATGGAAGCGGTACGGAGATTTCCTCGATGGGTGCGTTGCAGACCATTACCTCGTTTGCCGTTGCCGATGCGTGGATGGACTGGCAGTATCACGATGCCGTTGACCGTGGTGCCAAGGGCTATTACGTCCTCCGTGGTTCATCATACAATTGCGAGGAGTGTGACAGCCACACGGGCATCTTCTACCCAATAGACGACAGCGATAGTAAGCCGCAGTATCACCTAAACTGCTGTTGTATTGTAGTATATAGTTACGTAGAGAGAGTATGACCGAGAAAGAGTTAAGTATCGTCCTCCGTGAGATGGCGAGGACACAGCGCAAGCCGCTCTGCGATGAGTGGTATGGAGAGTGGAAGGACAACTGCGGTGTAGACATCCTCCTGAACAAGTATGTGAGGGGCATCGACTTCTGCATCGAGAACGACTACCCGTCATTGGAATTCATCCGCAAGAACTTCAAGAAGGAAGACCTGCACCGCCATCACATCTACTTGGATGAGAACGTGTCGATGAGTGTGGAGAATGGAACATATATCTTCCTTGGTGAGTGTACCGGGACGATAATGACTGGCGGCTACAATGTCATCTCCTGCTATATCCGCCACGATAGCAAGATTACCATTTCGGCATCGTTCCTTGCAAAGGCATTCGTGTCGCTATACGAGAACGGGTCGTGTGAGACGCAGTCCGCTGACGGAAGCATCATTAAGATATATGATCGGAGGAAATAAAGAAGGAGGGTTGAACGCCCTCCCTTTTTTGTATATGCGGTATTTTGTCCTACCTTCCCCTACTTTGACCTACCTATTTGGGTAGGGGTGCCAAAAACTTCCCCTACTTTGCCCTACTTTGCCCTACTTGTAGCACTACTGTAGTACTACAACGATGCCGATGTCCTCAATTGGTATAGCCTGTCTGCTGCCTGCTGTTGCTTCTGCTCCTTGAAGATTTTGTCAGGCTCGGAGTTTGTGGTATAGGGATTATGCTCTGCACCCGTTTCCGTAGACATCAGACCAGCATTCTTCAGGGCGACAAGGTTCGTCACCAACTCCTGCGTGTTCTCATGCACGAACGGGATGATGTACGAGAGGATGCGCTCATTGAGGCTCAAGAACTCCGTGATGCGCTGCATCTCCATTCCATATCCCTCGCAGAACAGCGAGCGCACATCGTTGATGAACCCCTGTTCCTCCTTCGCCTGCAAGATAGCAAGGTCGAGGTTCGGTGAGTAAATCAGTTTGATGGCTGCGGCAGGAGTATCGCCCGACTTCAGTTGCGGAGGCTCAACGGTGAACGAGCCACGGAAGAACTCCTTGAACAATCTCTCAACGTAGGACTGATAGAACTCTCCGTTGCTCTTCTTCTCAAGGAGTGAAATCTTATCGTCCTTACCTGCCGTGAAGGCTCGTACACGTCCGTAGGGGTCACCCTTGATTTCGATGTCATCGCCTTGCAGGATGTACGCATCGTTTGCCGTGGAGGCACAAGCCTTTGCCCAGTAGGACAATGCCACCTCAATCTCATCGGCAAGGTACTGAACGTCATTCCATCCCGGCCCGTTGAGCGGACTGCGCTTGTATGCCACCGGGCAGCGTGAGAAGCCGTGTTCCTGACGATACACCAGCTCGTAGTTGTCGAAGCCGAGGTAGTCCTTCACCTTGTTCACCGTTCCCGTCAGTCCAATCTTCGTGGACTTGTAGCGTGACATATACCTATTGTCCCATATCTCCACCCACGAGATAACCTCGTTGTTCTGGTCATCGTATGAGGAGAACCTTCGTGCGAAGACATCCATCTGCCCGGTCATCGGGTCGTAGTGCGGATAGAGGGTGTCTCCATTCAGGAAGGAGAGAACCCTCGTGTGGCACTTTCCGTTGTACATGTAGAACACGATTGCCTTGTCGCCAGTTATCTCCTCGGACTTTCCTGCCTCGTAGAGTGCGATGTCGATGTTCTTTGATAGCCATCCCTTCTGGAAGTCGAAGAACTGGCTGTTCAACTCGTCCGACACCTTCGCATCGGCAAGTTCGTGATGCGTATCGTTGCCATACAGGTGTACGAGGTGTTGCACCGCCACAACCCTTTGCAGGGGTACGGCCACGCGGAACGTCTCCTCGCGGTACATCGTCTCCATCTTCTCGCCCCGCTCCGTAATCACTTCTCCGTAGTTATACGACTCCGGGAAGAATAGCTCATTCGTAATCTTGTGTCCGCTGGGATAGTACTCTTCAAGGAAGTCCGTTTGCGTCATCGGCATACCGACAACCTCCTTCTCTGTGTACGCCATATTGGACACCGCCACATTACCTGCCTCGTCCTTCGTGAACAATCCGCTGTTCTGGACTCTGAAGAACGGTCGCTTTACTAAATAATCTTTTACTGCCATCTTTGTAAGGAGTTTAGGAGTTCAGGAGCGGGAGAAAGTTTTTCTTCACTGCCATCTCCTCCACCCCGTGTTAAACATATTGTATCTCGTCATTTGTTGCTGCCTGCCACCGCCAAGGAGTCCGATGTTCTTCGGCTTGTGGTGGACGTGCTTGATGTTCCATATCTCGCGTATCGTTGCGCCCTCGATGAAGTCGGGCGAGCGGTGTATGAGTTTCTTCATCTCCCTCAACTTGTCGATGACGCGGGTCGGGTCGTCTTCTCTGAACCTGACAACTCTTCGTTCCTCGTTCAGGATCTCCCGAAGGGTCTTGTTCTTATAGTTCTTCCCGCTGAACCGCCTCTCAAGGAGTTCGGGAGCAATGGAGTACGTGCCGTCCTTGATGTGGTCTGCGAACAGTTGGAATGCCTGCGCCTTGACGTTGAAGAACATTCCCTTGAATTTCTCGTCCACCGATTCCTTCGCATTGAACGGGATGGCCTTCGGGAAGAATCCCTTGAACACCTGACCGACACCGATGAGGTCATAGGCGAAGTTCTCCTCCCTCACGCGCCATCGCTCCAGTAGTGCCCTAGCATATTCCAATGTCTTCTTCGCATCCTTGTTGCAGACTGCAATGTCGAAGATGTGGTTTCCTTCCCACGCCCAGAAGACACAGTTGTCACCACCGTCGAAGGCAGCATCGCACGTTACCCTTCGCACACCATCGGCTCTCTGCTCGGAGTTGTTGTAGAACTTCTCGATGTGTTCAATCTTGATGAGGTCAGAGCCAGCCGCCTTGTACTTCCAGTTACCATCGAGGAAGCGAGCCTTTGTCTCATCGTCCTGTCCGAACAATGTCTTCAGGTAGTCGGGGTTACTCTGCATCAGAGCCTTGTTGTCCGTGAGCTTTGCAGGGATGAAGGCAACGGAGTAGATGAACAAGTCTTCGGGTCTGCCGAACTCTGCCATGTCCTCCGTCCAATAAGCCATAATCTCGTCCTTGCACTTCTCGAACACCTCTTCGCGTGTGTCTCCCCATACAACCTCCGTGACATCGTCACCGCTCATCGTGCAGTAGCGCACCTTGCCTGCCCGTTCGGGAATCGGCAGTCCTGTATCTTGGTCTATCCACCAAGAAATGTACTTCGCGACCCACGAGTCAGGGTCAGGGTTACACGAGCCAACGATATGAGAGCGGATGTTGTATGCGTTACGGTTCGACATCGTCAACACCTTGAACTTGGCGAAAGACATCTGCGTGATCTCGTCGATGCCGATGTATGGGTACTGCTTACCTTGGTATCTGTCATGGAATGCGTTTGACTCCATGGCGTGGTATGAGAATGTCAGCCATCCTCCGTTGTCGAAGTTCCACGTCATATCGTTCTTTGCTCGGTTGTACGTTCCGAACTGTGAATACAGCTCACTTGATGTGTCGATGATGTCCGAGAGGTCGTCAAGGTCTTTACGGAAGATGATGGCTCGGAAGTTCGGATTCATGATGTCGTAGAGGGCATTCATCAGCAAGACATATGTCTTTCCACCACCTCTAGAGCCACCAACGATGGAGATGTCGGCAGGGGAAGAAAGCATATCCGTCTGGCCACCGCTCTGCGCAAAGACAACGCTCCGGCGATTTATCTTCTTCTTTCGCCAGAGGTCGCGTACCTTCTGCACGTCATCCTCGTCAAGGATGGTCAGAGTCTCACGCAGTTTTTTGAACTCGCGCTTCAGCCTCCTAGCATCCTCCTTGGAGACTTCCGTGACGGGTTCATATGGAATTTCGGCCATATTCATGGGGCAAAGATAGGAAAAATGTACACAATTTTAAAAATTTATGAGAAAATTTAACCTAAAAATTTGCAAGTATTGAAATTATGTCTATTTTTGACCCCGTAAAGGCAACTGCGCTTGTCTTTTTAGAACTTTTTGTTCTGCAAATAGGTTAAATATAACATCATATGGAAATCGAAAAAATCGTATCCACCGTGCAGGAGAGAGTCGGAAACACCGATTTTAGCGCACAGACTATTCAGAAGTATGTGGAATTGAATCCCGTCGCCGAGGGGCAAGAGCCTGACGAGGCATATTTCGACAAGGCGGCAGACTTCCTCAAGGGAATGCAGGGCCAGTTCAACCACGACTTCTCCGTGAAGTTCAAGGAGGCAAAGAAAAACTTGCTTACCGAAGACACTTTCAAGAACATGTCAGCCGAACAGCTCACCGAAGTCAAGAGACTCATCGAGGGCATCAAGCCACAACCATCGAGGGACGATGAAAGTGAGGAAGTAAAGGCTCTGAAGGAGCAGTTAGCGCGACTCGTTGAGCGCATTGACAACGGAGACAAGGCACGTCAGCAGTCAGACGTTCTTCAGAAGGTGAAAGCCGCTATGAAGGCTCAGATGGCAACCGACGACTACGTTCTTGAAGCAACACTCAGAGGTGTGGAGGTAGATCTCACAAAGAGTATTGAAGACCTCACCAAAGAGTATCTGGCAAAGTACGATGCCGAATACCTCAAATGCCGTGGCGGTGGTACTCCCCCGCGTCAGAGTACGGGTGGCGGTGGTCAGGGAGCCACATGGCTCGACCAGCAGTTCGCCAAGAAATGGGCAAAGGAAGGTCGTAAGAAGCAGTAGTACAGCCAAAAGGTAAAAAGATTGTTTAACAAAAAAGCTAGAAGAAATGAAACAGGATTTTCAGATTGGCAACAGTTTCGATTCGCAGACCATCAGTGCAGGTCATGCCAAGAAGGTATGGCGTCGCATTGACGAGCAGCTCCCCGGTGGCTACCATGTGACCAATATGAGCGATCACGCTTCTGCTGGATTGATTCAGGCTGGTATGGCTGTCGTCAAGGACACCACCAGCGGTGCTGATGCCCGCGACGTAAAGGTTCTCACTTGGTCGCAGTTGAGTACTGGTATCTCTGGTACTGGCGGCATCGACTCTCTCAACATTATCGGCTTCACTCAGGAGGACGTTCCCGTGTATCAGAACGGCACTGGTGGTTCTGCCACCTACAACTACGGCACCTGCAACATCGTTGTGAAGGGTGAGATTTACGGCTACATGCTCGGTGCTACCGTTACCGCAGCCGCTACTATCTCCGCTGGCGTGAAGGGTATGACTCAGAAGAACGGTCTTGCAATCCGCGTGATTGACTAATACCAAGTTATTAACCATTTAAAGATTTAGAAGACTATGAGAACTATTCCAGTTACATTACGCGATATTATGTCGCTCGGTCTTGGTGGTGCTACTTGGCAGCAGTTCGTAGACCACTACGAGGAGCGTTACAACGAAGTCAGCATCGACGGCTTCGATTTCGACCCCATCACCATCGGCTATACCTTTGCACAGCTTGTCAGCAAGTCTGCCGCAGCGGTTCTTCCCACCTACGTAGATCCCGAAAGCGAGGGCTTCGAAATGCCTCTCGGCGAAGTTGAGGGTATCACAGGTAACATCCCCACGCAGAAGCTGTTCTACAGCGTGAACCGTGTGGTTGTCCGTGAGCAGATGCAGCTCGCCCAGCGTTTCGGTCAGGCCGCTCTTAACGAGGACATGCGTAACATCATGTTCAAGTTGCTTGACGAGGGTACTGACGGCCTCATTCAGGCTTTCTACAATGCCTTGAACCATCAGCGTCACCAGATTGTCTCGACAGGCCAGTTCACCATCAACGCCACCAACAACCCCCGCGGTCTGAAAGGCATCACCATCGGCTTCGGC